AATGGCCACTTCCACCGAGTTAACTCCGTTACAGTTTGTAGATTGTGGCCTGTATAACACCAAAAACTTCCCTGTGATGTTGCCTTGGGAAAAAGCATACATGGAGCATTGCATAAATATGCTTCCACAGTTGACATATTATGGGTAGCATACTGCATGAGATGGCATATTCGATGCCCATATTTAAAAGTAAAGCTGCTAACCACAGCGTAGCTAAAGAAACCATTGTTTCAGAAATAAAATCTACGCCTCAATATGGCATAAAAAGTCCCACTATTCAGTTGACTGACTGTGATTGGCATTTAGGAGAGACCAGCCCTAAGCCCTATTGGCCTCCGGCTTTTGAGGCTCTTTCTCCGTGTATAGCGCAGTCCGCAAAAGACATGGAGTTTTGCAAGTGGGAAATAGGGGATCACTGGTATCAATGGTATGAACAAGGGGATTATCACAGTTGGCACACACACGGTAATTCAATGTTTGTTGGCGTGTATTATGTGTCCTTACCCCCGGGTAGCCCAAGTATTGAATTTAATTGGCAGGGAGAACAAGTGTTTTTCCCCGTAGAGGAAGGGGATGTTGTAATCTTCCCCGCATACCTGAGTCATAGAGCACCCGTAAACAACAGCTTAAACACAAAAGTAATAGTGTCGTTTAATTTAAACTACCGATAAATATGCCCAAATACCGCATAAGATTTAACAAGGCCCGAGGACAACCGGGCAGGGGCACTGAAGAGCATGTGTGGCGGGTGCTACAAGGCGATACGGAATGGTTAGCCAGACATGTTATCCTAGAAGTACCCTCTAGAAGCGAGCAAGAAGGACCAGACTGGAATATAGTGTGTGAAGGAAATATGTTATTTTTCAATGACACGGATACGGCAGTAATACAATAATTTTGTAGCGGAGCAGTCTTGTGACCAAAGAAGAGATGGCTAAACTGGTAGAGCAGTCGGCTGAACTAGGTGCTAGAAAAGCCCTAAGAGACATTGGTCTTAGCGATGACGATGCTCTGTCTGATGTCTCCGAGCTTCGGGGCTTGCTTGAGTCTTGGCGTTCTACTAAAAAAACCGTTGCAAGAACCGTTGTGCAGGCGATCACTACCGCTGTTTTAGGCGCGTTAATCGCGGGGTCTTACTTTAATTTCTTTGGCAAGCAATGAAAAATGGTTGGCGAAATTGCTCTACTCATAAAGGGATTGGATACCGCTTTTAATTTAGTGCAAGCGTCCCTGAAGAAGAAAAAGCAAGTCGAGCAGATGGGTGCTGAAATATCAGGATTCTTTGCCAGTAAGGAAGCTGTAGAGAACAAGATTGCCGAAGTCAAAAAGCATGATAAGAATGCTTACATTGGCAGTCCTTTGGAAGAAGCAATCCAGATTCAAAATCAGGAGGACCGCATTGCTGAAATGCTGCTAACCATCGGTAAAGAATATTCCCGCCAAGGCAAGTCAGGAACATGGCAAAAGGTTCAAAGGAACGCGGTTAAGATACAGAAAGACAGGGACGTTAGTATTGTGCAGGCCAATCGAAGAAAGGTGATTCAAGACAGAAAAGATGCAGACTTTTACCTGGCGGTAAAACTTGTAGTCGGGTTAGTAATACTGATGATCGGAATCACAGGTTTAGTTTTTACTTTAGCTATTAACTAAGGAACTCAAAATGGAAATGATAAAAGACGCATTAGCAAAGATCGGCGGCCCCGTATGGAGGGCTGTGCAATCCACCAAGCACTCAACTCTGGGCGCTATTATCGTACTCCTAGTGCTTGGCGCTATCGCGTGGGTAGTCATTTAAGATGTTGGCTGCAATAAGCGCCCTGATTGGGCCTGTCTCGGCTATCTTGGATAAAGTAATCCCGGATAAAGACCTGCGTGAGAAGCTGTCGCACGAAATTGCGACTATGGCCGATAAGCAGATGTCTGCCCAGATTGAGGTTAACAAGGTAGAAGCTGCCCATAAGAGCCTGTTTGTAGCGGGGTGGCGACCAGCAATCGGCTGGATATGCGGCTTTGCACTGCTGTACTCCACCATAATATCTCCAATCTTAGGAATCTGGTTTACAGTTCCTGTCGTAGACACTTCGCTTTTGACCACCGTCCTTATGGGAATGCTGGGCTTAGGCGCTATGCGTACCTTTGAGAAGACTAAGGGCGTTAGCAGGGAGAAGTAAATGCAGAACTTGATCGAGATGCTCAAGAGGCATGAAGGTGAGGTTGTCACTAATGGCCGTCACCTTATCTACAAATGCTCGGCAGGACACTGGACAATAGGTATTGGCAGGAACGTCGATATTAACGGCGGCCTGGGCCTCTCAGATGAAGAGGTAGACTTCCTGCTAGAGAAGGACATAGAGCGTGTAATCAAGGAACTCAGCACAGAATACGACTGGTTCAACGATCTGGATGACGTGCGAAAAGATGCTATGATTGACATCAGCTTTAACCTCGGTGCTACAATTTTACGGAAGTTCGTATTAGCACTAGATGCGATGGAGAGAGCAGACTATCAAACTGCCTCAAAAGAATTCTTAAACTCTAACTGGAGCCGTCAAGTAAAGGGCCGCTCCGCTGAACTTGCACATATGATTGAGACGGGCGAGTACTCCGAATAAGGTAGAGACGCATGGCTTATTTTCGACTGGCATTGAAAGCCGGCATGGACAAACAGAACACTGAATACGGTGCTGAGGGCGGCTGGACTAATGGGGACAACGTCCGTTTCCGGTTTGGGCTACCTGAAAAGATAGGTGGATGGACTAACTTCAACGGTGTTGCGTCCTACCTTGTAGGTTTTGCCAGTGAAACCTTTTCTTGGAATAACAACGCAGGCGTACCGTATTTGGCTGTTGGCACTGAGCGAAAGATATATGTCTCTGCCGGCGGAACGTGGTCCGACATCACACCCCTTAGAGCAACCACTGCGGCAGGCGATGTTACGTTTGCAGCGACTAATGGCTCCGTTTTACTCACAGTCACCGACGCATCTCACGGGGCGGACACCGGCGACTTTGTCACCTTCTCTGGCGCGGTTAGTTTAGGTGGAGTAATCACTGCGGACATTCTGAACTCAGAGTGGGAAATCACAGAGGTACTTACCTCTTCAACCTATACCCTAACTGCTCCTGTTGCTGCTAATGGAAGTGACACAGGTAATGGCGGAGGCTCAATTGTAGGTGCTTATCAGATCACTATTGGCGCGGATCGAAGCTTTTTTGACTTCGGCTGGGGAACTGGAACTTGGGGCGCAGGTACGTGGGGAACTGCCCGAACAGTGGTAACGCAACCGACCATCTTCGCGAGGATATGGAAGTTTGATCAGTTCGGTCAAGTGCTTATCATGCAAGCTGTCAATGGTGCAATTTATAACTGGAACCCTGATAGTGGCACAGACCAAAGAGCGACAGTGGTCTCAGGAGCGCCGACCAAGAGCACCTTTGCGCTAATATCCTCGCCCGACAGGCATCTAGTTTGTTTCGGTACGGAAACAACCGTCGGTGATGACAGTACACAAGACCCTCTTTTTGTCCGGTTCTCAGACCAAGAGAACGTCAACGATTTCGTGGAAACCGCTATCAACACGGCAGGCGGACAGAAGCTCTCTGATGGCAACCGGATCATGACAGCGGTCCGCTCTCGCGGTCAGATACTTATTTTCACTGACACGTCGCTGCATGGCATGCAGTATATCGGACCTCCTTATACCTTTGGTTTTAGCCAATTAGGTAGTAACTGCGGAGCTCTAGGTCCGCATGCAGCCGTGGATGTGAACGGCCTGGCGCTTTGGATGGGACCGGAGGCTTTCTATGCTTTCGACGGTACGGTCAAGAAAATACAATGCACGGTGCAGGACTATGTCTTCGGCGACATCAATCTGGTCCAAGAAGATAAGGTCTATGCAGCTCTTAATACCGATTACAACGAGATAACTTGGTTCTATTGCAGCGCTGGCTCTGACTTTGTTGACCGCAATGTGACCTACAACTACTTGGAAAGCGTCTGGTCAGTAGGCTCGCTGGCAAGAACGTCATGGCAAGACGTGGACACCTTCGAGAAGCCTACGGCCACCGAGTATTTGAAAGACAGCACAGCGGCCACTCTGACCACTATATACGGCCTGACAGCCGGAAGAAGCTTGGTCTATCGCCAAGAAGACGGGTACAACCAGGCTGACGGCACGGCTGTGGCAGCGGTCATCGAGTCGGGCTATTTCGATATCGGCGACGGCGATGACATGCTCTACATGAAGCGTTTCATACCCGATTTCAAAGACCAACGTGAGAATTTGACGGTCAATCTTTTGCTGCGGCCATACCCGCAAGCGACGGCTAATCCAAGTTCTTTGGACCCTTACGTCATCACACCGACTACAGAGAAAGTGGATACTCGTGCCCGCGGTAGGCAGATTGCTATCAAGATCACAAGCACGGACGTAGGCGCTTGGTGGCGCTATGGGACACTTCGAGTAGACATACAACCGGATGGCCTGCGATGAGCAAGATCACTAATGTGCGTTTGCCCAATGCGGCGAGCGGAGAGTACAGCCCACAGCAATTCGACCAGCTTGTACGCTCTTTGGAGCAGATTGTGCTGCAATTAAATGCGTCTTACACGCCGATTGTTACGCAGCAGAACGCTAATAAAAGAATTTGGTACGAGGGGTAGATAATGGCAGACAAGTATCTCAGAAAAACTATTGTCCCAAACGCCTCGACGGAGACGGTCATATACACCGTCCCTGCAGCTAACTCTGCGATGATGCGTTCGCTTCGC